CACTCTTTGAGAAACCATCTCAAGGCGAATTCTCTCTGGTCCATTAGATATATTTCGTTTCTGGTATTTAGACCTTACGTTTTCTCTGCGTTTTATTTTTTGAAAGAGCTCCTCCTTTCACAGGTTTAGACGTATATTTATTCTTTATATTCGTAGGTATTTGTATTCTTGGTGATAGACCATGAACTTCATCAAGAATGGCCAGACTTATTTCTAAGCCATAGACATTACGATTCTTCGTAAAACGGCGACTTAGACTATTGATTTTTTCACCACGAGAGGGGATTGTTCCATATGAATTCTTGGCAAGGTAAACAGTGGTGTTAGGTTGTAACTTGACCAGTAAGTCCAGGTCAATCAGTTTTGCTCTCGTCGAATCTGCATTCCATACCATATTATCAGGAGTTATGTCACGATGTAAAATATGTTTAGAATGAAGAAATTGTAATGCCTCAAAGAGAGTCTGCTCAATACGTGCACGATTTTTTACATAGGTATCCTTATCTAAATAGTTTAGGTCAATCCCAGTTCCATCAAACACTTGATACACTTTTTCATCCTTGAAAAACTGGAATAGAAGAGGGGAGAGATACTCTTTCGCCGTCTCATCTAAGATGAAGATATCCTTTATTAGATACGCTGTTTCTTCTGAAAACGGCTTTCGTTCATTATTCAAAAGATTGGTTTTCACGTAGTATTTCGTTGCATCATAGTTCTTATGGAGTATATCCTCTTCTGTAAGAGGAAAATTGTCTACCTTAAAATAAATACCCTCTAAATCGGCTTGACGGTCCTCTTTTTCTTCATTTTCCGCGGTTTTACTAAGTCTCGCTCTATTTTCAGGAGATAGACGGGCTAAATTCTCAGGACTAATTGGTGAACTTCTAGCACGTTTTCTTGACGTATTTTTATTTTTATTCACATTATCGTTATTTGAACGAATGGGTTTAAACCCCTTAATGGGCGGCAGCATTCTTCTAAGGTATAGAACAGAAAAGAAATGAATGAGGACGAAAGAGAAGAAATACTGACCTGGATTGATGAAAATCTATCTAGCTTTATTCCTTTACCGAATAATCGTTTATGGTGCGATATTTCAACCGCAAATGTTCCAGCCTGTGTATGGAAGATTAAACAGCGTCTTCTTGAACTAGAAGGACTCCACTCCCGTATGCAAACAGAGACTCCCGATTTTATAGTCGTTATTTTACCTGGAGGATTCATACACAAACATATTGATGGTAATCTCGGAGAGTTCATTCATTATCGGTATAATTTTTTTATTGAAACACCCTTGGAAGGTGGAGAGATATATTACGATGACAAATGTGTAGATGCAAGAGAGTGTGAATATGTTATATTAAAGGCAGGTCTACATGAGCATTGGTCAAGACCTGTAGTCAAGGGACGACTAACTATGATGTCTTTTGGATTTTATATTCCTTTGATATCTTCGTAGCAGATGTACCGATGAATTTTACCTTCATATGGTAGAGTGATGCCATCCCCGTACATTGAATTGTTTATGCACGATGCCACATCAAATCCAGGTGAAGATTTATTGTTATTCTGGACAGGTCCAGGAGCTGGAGACCCCGAATACGAGGCCTTTGTTGACCGTGATACCTTCACTGAAATCGATGATGGATTTATTGCCAACCCACTTCTATCTAATACAAGAATTGAGTTTCATTTCTTCAATAATAGAGTCGCCATCTTATATGTAGAGAAGGAACGATACATTTTTACAACCTCAATTCGGATTCATCCCGATGCACGTGAGCAGTTTTATAGGTATGCCAGACAAAGGATTCAAGAGAGTCTCGCCCGTCGTATGCAAGAACTTTCTTATGTAAATGAAATTAAGACAAAGAATGGCAAGGTGGGTCTGGTAGAAAATGTGGAAGGTCGTATTGGTGAATATCTCACAGGGGTTGAGGGTAGTATGAAGCAACAGGCAAATAAGCTACGTAAAAAGATGACGCGAAAGAACAGACGCCGTTTAAACTAATTGCGCAGTATGAATTCAGATGAAGCAATCAACCTCTACGAGTTCAAATTCGTTTGACCATGCTTAAGCAACAAGAAAGGGAAATCTCGTACTTACCTAATATTCAGACACCCGCTGGGCTTGGCCTCGTGGAAAATGTTGAGGGGCATGTAGGTTCATTCTTAACAGGTAAGACAGGCAGTATTCCGCAACAGAAATCGAAGATACGGCAAAACATGAATATCGCGGGTGGAGCAAGGCGGTTGACACAGAAGCGGAGACAGAGGCGGACACGGAAGCAGGCTTAACCCGTCTCACCCTTTCTTATATAGATGACGGTTCGATACGTAGATAACCTACTTATTCATAAGGACGATAGAGTGGCCGGTGAAGATTTATTCGTCTTTTCGTCGAACAGCAAGGACTCCTTGCCTTCGTACGAGCTACATATTCAGCGGGACAGTGTAGCCGAGTCCTTCATGGGATTCTCTGCTCGTCCTTCAGCATCCTCCGCGGTCTCAATTGAAATGCTTTTTTATGATGAAAGTCTGGTGATTTCCATCCTAGAAAATACGCAGGTCTTCTCTGCGGTCGTTTTCAAAATTCATGAAACGGTGAAAACGAACGTTTTCGCTTATGTGAGAGGAGGGGCTGTTCAACTCCCTGCTCCATAACTGCATGACATGTCTCCATATTTCTTTTCCTACTAGGGAGGGAAATATGTTGTTATAAATTTTGAACTTACTCCGTTTTGCCGAGGAATTACTAATTGTAATACCCAGGTTACTAATTGGAGTACGCAAGGCCGCCCATGCCAGACATCACGCGAAGGACGTTGTAGTTCGTCGCATAGATGTAGACCGTTGAGGACGTGACCGTGCCGACCGCGTTGTTGGACACCGTGAGGAGCAGTGTCGTGTTATCAATGCGGGACAGGTTGCACGTGCCAGAGGGCTGGTGCTGCTCAGGCTGGAGCGCGAAGGAGTACACGTTGATGCCGACGGCAGGCACGTTCGTGTGGTGCTGGTAGGGCTGGACCTCGTTGAAGTAGCGGCCCTCGCGGCCCTGGAAGCGGTCGTGGCCGTTGAGCTGGAGAAGCGCGTACACGACGGGGTTCTTGCCCGCCATGCCCTCGTAGCGCGTGACTGAGTAGCCAGACTCCAGCACGGAGCGGTCCCACCAGTCAGAGAAGTTGAACGGCTGCTGGCCCTTCCAGGGGTTGATAACCGTGTCGTCGCAAGACACGTAGGAGTCACGCTGAACAACCCACACGAGCTCCTTGCACGGGTGGTTGAAGTTCAGCTTGAGCTTGTTGGATGAGGACGTGATGGACTCACCGCCCGTGAACTGGAGCGTCTCAATCAGGTACTCGTGGGAGACCTGGGCGAACTTGCGGCGCTCGTCCGTGTCGAGGTAGATGTAATCCACGTAGAGGGAGGCCGCCGTCAGGTTCGCGGCGTTGACGCGGTCGCGAATCGTGTGGAGGTTGGAGGCAATCTGCGGCGTGATGTCGAAGCAGAGGTTGCGCAGGTCGTTGAACTCGAGGTTGATGCGAACCTCGTGGTACTGCAGCGCAATGAGCGGGAGCGCCAGGCCAGGGTTGCGGCAGAACCAGAACTGCAGAGGGATGTACAGCGTGTACTCAGGGGCGCAGTTGAGGACCTCGGGGGAGGAGTTGGGCTCGCCACCGGCGCAGTCGTTGTCGCACGGCTCGCCGCCCTGGACAAGGAGGTTCGTGAGCTGGGGCACGTTGCCAACCATCTTGGCATAGCCGCCCTGCTTGCCAGGCTCCTGCGTGAGCTCGTTCCAGATGTGGAGCCACTGGCCATAGTGCTTGTCAATGCGCTGGCCGCCAATCTCAAGCTCGACGGACTTGATGAGGTTGTGGCCGACGTAGTTGAGCCAGCGGAACTGGGCGCCAGAGCCGTCCGTCGTCTGCAGGGAAACAGACGGCAGCGTGGCCTGCAGGTAAATACGGTGGATGAGGTCACCGTTGCGCTGGATAGTGCACGTCACACGCTTGCCAAAGCCAGGGGAGCCATTGAACGGGTTCTCAATGGCCTCCATGGCGAAGTTCGTGTGGCGGCGGTACACGACCTTAAAGAAGGTAATCTGCGGGTTGCCCGTGAGGTAAACATCCTGCGCACCATAAGCGACGAGCTGCATTAAGCCACCACCAGTCATTGTATTCTATACCTCCTGCGAAGAAAAAATTTTAAAGAAGTGCCGGAAATGCGAAAAAAGGAAACTTTTTAGGTGGATGGAAATGCCAGACTTTTTTCAACATCATCGGTCTAAAAGAAAGCTCTCAAAAACTATAGTATTTGTAAAGCAATGTCCACAGGAGATGCCTTCTTTAGAATTCGCCCAACCAAAAGAAGTAATCCAGAGGCAAGAACAACCATGGATACTGTTCACCAGGTTCAGCTAAATGCCATGATGGAGCGGGAGAAGCAGGTCGGAGACCTCGAAGCTGAAATTCATGAGCTGGAGGAAAAACTGAATAACTCAGATGATATCCAGTATGAAATGATAGAGCAGCAAATTAAGAATCTGCAGAAGGAAATAGACAAGAGAAAGGGTGGCAATGAGGTCTATGATTATTTCTTAAATGCAGGAGAACTCCTCTATCAGTATTATAATGTTCAAGAGAAGATTAATAATGGTGCAGAAGGAACCTTGAAGAGTTCAACCTATAAGTCAAAGCCAGGCGATATTCTGAATTCACTTCAATCAGCGGGTGAACCTATGATAAATCAACCTGTAGGAGAACGTCTTCGCCGTGACAAGTTACTTGAGCGTTATTTACAGAAGATAGACCCTGAGCATGCACGGTCAAATACAGAGGTGCTGAATGACCCTTATGGTGAATGTGAAGAATGTGAAACTGAAATGATTTTTAGTCAGAATGAGGCGCTTTTCACATGCCCCACCTGTGGATTTCAGGAGTTTGTCCTCATTGATTCAGATAAGCCCAGTTACAAGGACCCTCCTCGCGAAGTCTCTTATTATGCATACAAGCGTATTAATCATTTCAACGAATGGCTGGCACAGTTCCAGGCAAAGGAGAGTACAGAGATTCCTAAGTTCGTCTATGATGAAATCCTGGATGAACTGAAGAAGGAACGTATTTCTGATTACAGCACTTTAAAACAGAGCAAGATTAAGGAAATTCTACGCAAACTTCATCATAATAAGTATTATGAACACGTGCCCCATATCTTGAATAGACTAAATGGTGAAAATGCACCGGTCATGTCGCGAGAAATTGAGGAGAAGCTGCGCTTTATGTTTAAGGAAATTCAGCCTTCGTTTCAAACGCATTGCCCTAAGGGGCGGAGTAATTTCCTCTCATATTCGTATGTTCTCTATAAGTTCTGTGAACTCTTGGAACTGGATGAGTATCTTCCTTGTTTTCCTCTTCTAAAGAATCGTGATAAGCTCTATATTCAAGATAAGATATGGCAAAAGATTTGTGCCGACTTACGCTGGCAGTTTTTACGCAGTATTTAGAGTCCTGAGCCTGTCATCGCTATAAGGTCTCGATTCACCATTCGAGGATAGACATATTTGTAAAAATAGACATCCTCTTCTGTGGGTACATGGCTTGAGGCGAGCTGGAGGAGAGTTCCTGGCGACGTAGAACCAAACCCCTCGACATAACGAGATATGACAAGTGCAATAAAGAGTAAAATCAGTGACAAGTATATAACTGTAAGACCCATTTATATAGATAAACTATAATTTATCTATATAAAGCGCATTGACAGTTTTTATGTCTTCAATTGGAGGGACTCATTTTTTAACCTTTTTTACAAAAGCGCATATATATATTATGCATAAGTCCAATATAAACCTTTATCTATTTACGCACGAATCGGGAAGCCAACGAGGTTGGCGCCGATACCAAAGCCAGCGCCCTGGCGAGCCGTAACCCCAATGGACGGGCTGACTACGTCGAGAATGGCAAAGACGGCCGCCGCAACAACCGCGAGCGTGAGAATCTCCTCAACCGGCAGAGACTTCTTCGGGACGAAGATGGCGGCGATGGCTACGAAGAGGCCCTCGATTAAATACTTGATGGCACGATTGATAATCTCCGTCGTGAAGTCCATTTGTCTCTATATTATTGAAAAAGATTTTTTTACCGCGTACATATCTAAAGACTACGACCGTCTCTTAGTATAGATGTCAACAGTTCGCGAGGATTTCCTGGATGAGGACCCTGAGATTTCAGGGCAGAAGGTATGTCTTCTCAGTTTTCTGAGTCCGGAGAAGGTCATTGCGAAGAAGGAACTTTTCTTCTTCCAGAGCTTCCTGAATAAGTATGAGTATCAGCTGCGTGTTCGGAATCTAGAGGGCTATCTTGCCACCACGATTAAGGGTATTAACCAGAAGCTTGATGCTCAGGCCTCTGAGTTTGACAAGCAGGACCTGAGTGGATGTGCTGAACTCTGCCGGTCAAGCCGTATTCGTGTCGACACGGTCATGGACACCCTCCAGACCTTCATTAAGGAGAATGAGAAGGATATGAAGGACTCCAAGCTCAAGGATGAGTTTGAGACCTATCTGTTTGCCAACAAGACAAAGCTGGAGGAGCAGTTCTCCGAGCAGAATAATTTCCAGACCACGGTTCGAGGAGTGAAGATACGTGGTGTGTATGCGAGCCGTGCAGAGGCGGAGGCTCGCTCGAAGAAGTTACAGCGTACAGACCAGGTACACAATATCTTTCTCGGAGAGGTGGGTAAGTGGCTGCCGTGGGACCCTGAGCCGTCTGAGGTTACAGAGCAGGAGTACGCTGAGGAGCAGCTCAACACACTCATGAAGAAGTACAAGGAGAACGAGGAGGCACGCGAGATGTTCATGCGTGAGAACCGCAACCGTGGCCGCACGGGACCTGCGACGAGCACCACTCGTGAAAGCGAGGAGTCTACTCCCTCTGAGTTCAGCGGTATGTTCTCGGGTTCGGCCGACCTTGCCATTCAGCGTCGCACTGAGGCTGCAGATAGGCCTTCATCATAAAAAAATAAAAAGAATTACAGTGATTATAATCACATAAATTTTTTTTAATGCGTCTTGGGCTTGTCCTCCTTCACCTTGAAACTCTCCGCACCCACATCATAGTATTTGTTTGTATACTTCGGGTTGATGTCGCGGCAGACCTTATCTTGGCAGAACTGACCCTCCTCGCACTTCACACCATAGCAGCCCACATCAGTGAAGCCATCGAGCATAGAGGGAAATACAATACGCACAACAGCAATAAGTATAAAGATTACAACGAGGGAAACCACCGCGCCTAAGAGTACATTCTTGCGAGCCATTCTATTCTGCATCTACATTTTCAGTTGCCTCTTCCTTTGGAAAACAGATACCCCTTTCTCCTGTTTCATCTGGATGGCACTTTGCCTTATCACCACATGGATTCTCAATTTGCGGATTACATTCCTCTCCCACATCAGCAAAGCCACTTGTCTCCCTTGTAAACCATCTGAACGTAAAGTAAGCAGCAAGGAGAACAAGCGCTAGCGCAGCCAAGACCACACCAATAGATACTTGGTATTTTAGAAAGTCCATACTATCTTTACTGAAGTAGTTTATCATAGCCATTCTTACGCCTTACGACGGAACAACCGGAAGACCAGTTGCATGCGGCAGCCGAGGGGCATTCACTGACTTGCAATACCCATTTATACATTGAAGAGGGTATTCACATGGTTGCATATCCACTCCGCACTGTGTAAACGGCTCGATGTAGGTTGAGATACGCAAGAATCTATCAGCAATAAGGAGGGCTAGAGATAAGCCTGCAATAATCAGCAAAAATGATATAAGCTCTCCCCTGTTCATCTACTTATATGTTATATATTAGACCTTACGAACCTGAATTGCCGGTCCCTTTAGTCTTCGCGCAGAGTTCGGGTCATATTGATTTCCATCTTCTTTATCACGCATATTCGCTGCTGAATGCGCCCAAAATTCAGGTGCACCGAGGCGGAAATCACCGTGCATCTCGGCCTTATACCAGAAGATGATATCCTCCAGCTTATTACTTTGACTCGTATTATCTAAGACTAAACACTCATAGTTTTGTGTGCACTGGTCCATAATTTGACAGAAAAACTCGAAGGAAGGGAAAGCTGAACCATAGTTATCAAAAATGCGCTTACGATTGCTCATGTAAGGCTCACGAAGAATAAACACGAAGTCTACGTTGGTACGAAGAGCTGGCTGAATACCAAGAGGATATTGCATGGTAATCAAGAAGAATACCTTGAGCCAACGACCGTTCATAAAGAGATAGCGAATATTCTTATCGTGGGTCCAGCTGTCATCGTACATGCAGTCATCAAGAATGAGCATGGCACGCGGGTCGTAGCGTGACTTCATTTGTCCTGCTGCCTGCTCCGCCATAATTTTCGCCATAATCATCTTCTGGCGTTTTACGAAATTTGCTAAGATGAGTGAATTGTACTCTCCATGAATAAAAAGCGGTGGAATCATTTTGGAATAGAAGGAATTCGATTCTTCCGTTCCACTAATCACTGTTCCTAGTGGCATATCCTGGTGATTGAAGAGAAGGTCCTTGACAAGTGTAGACTTACCTGTGCGACGACGCCCAATAAAAACACATACGGCATCTTGAGGAATCTTGCGCATGTCGAACTTTTTCAATCCGAGGTCCATTGATGATGGTGCTGCCATTCTCGTACACTTCTTATTGTCTTTGAAAAAATATGCGCTTTTACACGAATCATGCTTTATATATGAATAAAAGAATGGAGAATAAACTCCGGGGGATGGCACTTCCAACACCACGATTTCTCTTGGGAGAGATGCCTTCTGATTTACAATATGTAAGGGGATACAAGAATTTACAAACGTTTTTTCCAACTCTAACGAAGGTCTTTCGTCTTAATAAATATCAATCCTCCAAGGTGTGGTTTGATATGCCATGGAAGTTACAGTCGATTGATTGCTCAGGTGGACAGGGTGTATGCAAGATTGTAATTAAGGAGGGAGAGCAGAGTCGTACAGTGAATGCTTATATGAAAGTCACGCATTTATTAGACCCTGTGAGATGGATGCAGGGGCATTATAGTCTTCCTATTGAGGCCGGCTTACCCTGGCATTCAAAGACCTGGACAGCAGCCTGGCATAAGATACAAGACCCCTGGAATCAGGCTTACGTGGAAACGATGGCAACCTATGCACTCAGTCGTTTACGTGTGAGTGGTGTATCACCTCATTTTAATCATTTCTATGGCTCTTTTTGCGCTCGTGCAGATACATATCGTTTCAATATAAATGATGAGTATTCAAGTTTTCGCAATACACGATGGTTCTGGAATGGAACCGAGAAGGGACTGTACAAACTCTCTGTTCTAAATTCTCTTCTACCTGGTGCCTCAGTACCTGAGGATGTACTCAGAGATATTCTTACCAAACCTGAATATACAGAAGAGGAAGAAGAGGAAGAGGAAGAGAAAGAGAAAGACAGTGAGGACGAGACGGAAAGCGCTGATGATAAGGCTGAATATGAGGAAGAAAGCCTCCAATCAGCCTCATTTGGAAATAAGAGCTTTGCAGAAGATGAGGATGACTGTGATGATAATCAGTATACAGTGTATTCAGATATTCCCAATTTTCCTGTTATGCTTATTCTGACCGAATTAAATTCGGCAACTATGGATTCCTTACTCGAGGCTGAAAAACATACTTGCAAACCTGGTTCTGAAGAATGGGAAACGATGTGGTCGGCCTGGATTTTTCAGGTCATTGCGGCCCTCTGTGTTATGCAGAAGGTATTTGGAATGACTCATAATGACCTGCATACGAATAATGTCGTCTGGGTTGAAACAAAGGAAGAATTTCTGTATTACAGCGATACCCTTGGCTCAACCTGGAAGATTCCAACCTTCGGAAAAATCTTTCGCCTTATTGATTTTGGTCGCAGCATCTTTACAATTAATGGAAAGATGATAATCAGTGATGACTTTCGTCAAGGCAATGATGCAGAGGGACAGTATAGTTTTAAGCCTCTTGTATGTAATCCGCGCAAGGAGGTACCACCCAATGTTTCCTTTGACCTTGCGCGTCTTGCCGTCAGTCTATTTGAATCACTCTTTCCTGTAAAACCCGCCGATAGTGAAAGTCGGACCATCTTGAGTGAGGAAGAGGGGATGATAGTGCGTGAAACAGTATCACCGCTCTTCAATTGCATCTGGTCATGGATGGTTGATGATGATGATAAAAATATCTTGATGGAACCTGATGGGTCAGAGCGGTTCCCCGATTTTGATTTGTACAAACATATTGCTGAAAAGATTCACGGAGCCGACCCCACACAGCAAATTCATAAGCTTCCTTTCTCAAAATTTAAGATTTCTGAGAAAGTGGATAAGACATATCCCTTGTATTGTTAATTTTCTAAAAACCTGGAGGTCCAACCTGGATTTCAAGTTCAGGTCCTGCATCTGACATACTTGTTAGAGTCCCGCCTACCATTTTTGTGCAAGAGGCTACAAATCCTGCGATGCTGCTGGCAGAATCAGGGAGCAACTGGAGGAGCATGAGAACAAGAACACAGCCTATAATAAAATCACGAACTATTGATTTTACAGTTGGCTGCTTCTTCTCGAGCATGTAGGTACTCGCGGCGCCAAGACTTGAGATTGTCACGCCTCCTAAGGTTATACCAGCCGCGAGTGTGGACGACATCTTCTGAGCCTCTTAAGGAAAAAAACAGGAGACTATTTGCCGTGGTGGCGGCGCCTTAGAGTTCTTCGTAATCAGCTGTCCCATCGAGACCTGAAGATGCTGCGTCCATAAATTCGAGTATCTCGGCATTCTCATTCTCGATATTATCAACCTCTTCTAAATCAAATACTGTGTCAATATTTGTAAATCGAACACTGGGCTCGGTATCAACAACAATTGTTTGTGGGGCAGGTGCTGGTGCTGGTGCTGGTGCTGGTGCTGGTTCAGCTGCAGGGAGGGGCTCTGGCTCAGTAACAGTTGGAGGAACAGAATCAGAAACAGAATCAGAAACAGAAACAGAAGCAGGAGCAGGAACAGGAGCTGGTGCCGGAACCTCCTCTTCCTTTTCGACAAGGGCAGATGGCGCGATATCCTTCTCTTCAACTGCAGGAGCTACGACTTCGTCATCCTTCTCTTTCTCTAGCAGAGCAGGCTTGCTCTTTTCCTCTTCCTCTACAACACCAGGCTTGGGCTCTACAGGCTTATTTTTCTCCTCATCCTCTTCAGCATCCTCGTGAAGATACTCTCTAAGAATACTCTTGACAGGTAGCATCGCACGAATTGTCTGTAAGATTCCCTCATTGAGAAGACCCTCCACACTGTTCAGATTCTTTTGGCGCTCAACGCCTGTGCCGCTGGGGCTGAACAGATACACATTAGACCAGAGCAGGCGTGCACAATCACCTAGTGTGCGATGTAGGAAGTGTTCCAGCTTAGGAATAGAAATCTGCAGCTTCTTTTGCTTGGAGGTAAGGCGAATAGCCGAAAGAACTTTTGTGTGTGCAATAAATACTGCAGTGAGTAACTCTTCAAGATAATCACACTTGGCAAGTGTTTGAATACGCGTTGTTTCACGATTCACCTTATCAATATTCCAATCTGGAACTTCCTTCAGGACATTTTGAATATTCCATAGTAACTTACCGCTCGCGTTATCCTTCTGCTTAATATCCTCAACCATATCCAGGAAATACGTTAATAAAGAGGGTATAAGAAACTGACAGAGTTGACGAGTATATTCACCCTTCGCCTCTGAGTATACCCCTACGTTATCTCCCATAGAATCCATATCTTTTCAAAGATGTTTTCATTTGCACCTTTTTTTAACGCACAACCGCAGAAGACCGGGAATGTAGAAAGAAGGCCAGTTGAGCCCAAGGAGATGCACCGCTTCCCACAGCCGCTATACATCTCTGTAAAATCTTATCTTCCCATCCAAAGATGATAAAACACTGTTCAAAAATCTCAAAAGGGTCAACGCCCTCTTCACGAAGACGTGGAATATCATTCCAGGTGGGTCGTTCAGGAAGTTTTGAGGGTGTGATAAGACCCAGCCGAGTGGCTAGATGTAGGGAGGAGGCCTTCCGATATGAGGTTTTCGATGACATATTCACAATAGTGCAACGACTTAAGATAGGTGGTGAAAGTTTCCACGGTTCACGCACCTCAAGTACGCAGGTAACATTGGGAGACGCCGTCTCAAGAATACGACGCAGAAAGGCCTGTGCTTCTTGCGTTAAATCATCAGCTCCCTCAAGCCAAACAAACATAGGCTCTCGTACACGAACCTGCTGATGAAGAACCTCGCGCCCCTCTCTCAGGGAGCGGTCAATACGCGTATTCCAACGGAAAAGTCGGGCCTTCTGAAGTTTACACTGAGAGCGAATCCATTCCGTCTTTCCTGTCCCTGCTTCTCCACACACAAGGATAGCACCCTTAGGAGCCATTCTTATGTATTTACTAAATGCATCTTTAACCTATTCTATACTGGTGTGACGACCCGAGATATAAACCGCATTCTTATAGCCAAGAGCATGCAGCTTATCTGTAGCGAGTCTCGCACGGTGGCCTGTGTTGCAATATGCCAGAATTCTCGCATTCTTATCAGGTATTTGCAGAGGGGCCTCACGTTCTAAGTCAGCACTCTGTATATGTAAGGAACCGGGGTAAAGACCGAGATTTGCACGTTCCCAGTCAGTACGAACATCGAGCACCACATCAATACGTTTCTCAGCGATACGCTTCTTCGCCTCAACAGCGGAAATAAGGTAGGAAGAATCCGTCGCATACTTATATAAGGCCACACCTACAACGGCAAGAAAGGCGATAATCGCAGAGGCAATTAAAAAGGTCATGGTGGGCTTCTTAGAAGGTGCCATTACTATTATGACGCATTAAATTAATTTACATACCCTTCAGCATCTCTTGAAGAAGGTCCTCATCGTGCTGAGCATTCTTCATGAGGCTCTGTTGCAGAGGGTTGTTTTCAACTGCGGCAACAACCTCGCGTGTATTTCTCTGGGCACTAATATCCAGTGCCAGAGGAACACGGTACTTCATCTGTCCCAGCTCGGCCACGCCTGTGGGAATACCACTCACGCGATTCACTGCATTCGCACGGTCGTTGATACTATCAGCATCGAGCTTCTTGTAGGTCACACCCATCTTCTCACCCGTGAAAACGGCCACATTTCCGTTTCCAGCAATCGGCTTGCGACCCTTGGCAATCTCCTGCTTATTCGGATTCAGGCGCATATTATATGCAGCATCATGGCTTGTGAAGTCCTTATTGACTGAAATACTCGGTCCAAAGTGTTCAGACTTGGCTGAAATCTGCGCCTTCTGTGTAGGTCTGGCAATATCCTCAGGGTCATAAACCTTCAGGCGTGTGGGGCCATCGGCAGGAGCAGCCGCACCATAGAAGCCCCAGTGAACCGTCGTCTCCTTCACCGTTGTACGAGCTACATCATTTGGGTCCCACACGGTCACTGCTGGTGCGCCACCAGCGTATCCTACAGGTGTGCCTGTCTGGCGAATATTTCCACTTGTCTCCTCTCTTCTCGTAGGTCTGCTAGGGTCCGCATAATGAACTGTTACATTACCTGTATCGGCAGGTACAAGATTGAGACCCATGGTACGCTCACCTGTGGCTGCACGCTCATTAGGACGAATTTCAATGGATGAGCGCCCATAGTCAGCCTCAGGCGCGTCAGGGTTGGTTGTGTAGAAATTCGTCGCATCAGCATTACGATATCCAGCACCACCATACTGTTGCGCCATAGGAGTACGGTAAGAGCCAGTAACATAGGAATCGCCAAAGCCTTGCGCGGCTCCAGCTCCAATGTACTCGACTGAGGTCTCAGGACGAGCCGTGTGCTTCATCACCTGCACAGGACGAACCGCCTCCTTCTGAATATCTTGGGCAAAGGCACCCACGTAGCGCTCACCAGACTCATCAATGAAGAAGGCATCTGGCTTGTACTTGCGGACCTCGCCAGCATCATCTGCGGACTTCTTAACGAAATTAGCACCAGGCACTACCGGTCTATCATACGTGAGCTTCGGCTTATCTGCGGTACGAAGGTCATCTGTGCGGCGAATATTCTTCATCATTGACTCATTGACCTCGTACTGCTGGAATCCACCCTTACCGGTGCTGCCAAATCCCTCGTTGACTGCAGGAGCCACACGAACAGGCTCGAACGGCTTTTCACCCGCCCTATTACGAGGATTATTGATGCGGCTCTGTACAAAATCTGTATTATCCTCGGAGCCAAACGGATTTCCATATGGTGTCTGGCCTGTGTTGAACATTGTCTCAACCTCCTTCTTGGCAATGATAGTGGCCCCAGCTCCTGTATATGAATCAAGGATGCCTGTGTTGGTATTCGGACCCACATTTTGACGGACCTTGCCTCCAAAAAAGGGTGACATATTGTTATGAGTAAATTCATTTGAGGCAATCTTCTTGCCTGAAAGCGGGCTAACAACATACTCTCCATCGACATACACGGAATCCTTCTCGACTCCACCTGCATTCATAATAACCTGAGAGGTCGCAGTATCAATGGTCTGCGGTATAGGAGATGAACCATAGTCTTGCATAGAATCCTTCGACGCCGTCTTTGAGTAATCAAAGGCAGTTCCACGAGGTCCGGGGCTAATTTCACTGGGATAGATACGTCCGCCAGGTGTGGCGTACATCATATCAAGTTCTTGATGTGCACCCTTGGCAGACCCACCCTTTGTCATCTTTGTGAGAACCGGTGCATCAGTAAAGGCTTCACGCAGCGAGCCTACTGATTTATTTGAAATGGGAGCATCTTCAACAGAAGGTTTGCTGAGTCTTGTAACAGCATATCCTAATCCTAAAAGACCTGCTAGAGCTACAACCTCCATACTACTTAGACCGTTCACATTCATTTTTTAAAATAACTGAACTCAATGTGTCTTCTGTAGTTCCTTGTCCACCATACGTGAAGGAATAAAGAAGTCAAAGGGTGTTTCAAAGGTTAATTGAGGATTGTGCGGCATCGCCTGCCAGCGATTCCAGCCCGTGGCACGAAGAGTGCAGGGAGGATTGGAGATACGATTAAATATCTGTGGAAAACTCTCGTCGGGGGCAGCTTCAAGCACAACCTTCTTGGGCTGATAGGAGGCAGAATTATCACGAACACGTGTTCCCAGGCGACCGATATTCTTGAGGTCAGACTCCACATCTGTCTTCCATTCTCCACTTACCCAGCTCGCCCCACTTTTCTGAATACGTGTTGTCACGTCAACCGGAAACGAGGTAGGACAATTTATACCGGGAGCATTAAGATAGTATTGTAGAGAATATCCTGAAATTCTCATGTCGTCTGACTGACGAAAATCATCATTTCGTAAGCGTGTGAGTGCCTGTTGTTGTGGTTGCATCTCCTTCTAATAATCAAATCTAAAAGAGCAGGGCGCTTTCACCATTGAGACTTATAAATAAGAAGGTTCAAAAAATTTCTTATTTATAAAGTACATCCTTCATTTTGTCTTGTGCTTGCGAGTCTGTTTGCGGCTGCTATAGGCCCAATAAGGAACACTCATAAAAGAGGTTGTTGAGGCTGCGTTAGGACGGCGAATAATCGGTGAGATAACCTCACGCGCCATTCTCTTCGTCATCTTCTTTGTCTTATTTCTACGCACCATACTCTATCATATCCTCTTAAAACTTTTCAGGATTTTGGCAGGCCTCTCTCGTAAACGGCTGGGGGGCGAGGGTCACAGGATAGGCCCAGAGTTGATATGTCTTTAAGGGTACTGCCTCAATATTAATGTTCATATTGTATTTTGCATTCACCCTCTTGAGGTCCGTTGTCTTCAGATGAAGAGGTTGATGCTCACGCTGATTTCCACGCGTTAAAGGACGAGTAAGACCGCGTAAGTCCGATTCTAAGTCTGCACGATTTCCTTTAATGCCGGATACCTCATTTCCACCGACAAGTCCAAGCATGTGGCGTGCTTCCTTGACATGTTGATACGCATAGGCGGCCTGCTCGTACACTTGAGGGTTTTCCTCTGATTCATTACGAGACGTTGGTATTTCAAAGGCCTCTTGATAAGAGCTCATTCTGAAAATGCCGTATAAATTTAGCAGTTCACATCACGAATATACGAGCGGCTGGGGAGACCACCGCGCACCCAGCCCGCATTCGCGACCTCAGGAATGAGATTCTTCGGGTTCTGGATATTCTGCTGGACGCTCGGGATGAGAGGAACAAAGACCTGGTCAAACTGTTGCTCAGTCACTGTGCCCGCCTCCTTGCCCTGGCGAACCTGCTCGCTGTGGAGGAGGATGCTCTCCACATCGGGATTACCACGTCCACCCCCCATAAAGGGCACGGAGAGGAAGGGGCGAGCCTGGGGGCGGATATTGCAGCGGTGGTTATTGAACTCAGGCTGGTTGCGAAGAACCGAGTCCGCATCAATAGACTTGTTGTTGTAGCCGTAGCCCTCGCGGGGGTAGACAACAAGATTGTCAATAGCAAGAGGGTTTACCTTGCGAGCATCCGGTACAAGATTGGTCGTGTAATACTTGCCCGCTGAAAGGGATTGCGTGTAGTACTGCTCGATTCCGCAATTATCATCCTTCGTATGTGTGGAACGGTTTACCTGGAACATCTACTCTGCCTATGCATCACAAAGTTATTTGTTAACTATCATGTAGAATGAAGCAGGCTGTAAAGTTTTGCCGATGTATACAAAAAGTCGGTAAAACGTTAAAAGTAAAGAGGAATCGCGAGCAAATTGCTATTGCAATCTGTGTTAAATCTATGCTGCAAACGGCAAGAAAGCGAACATTGAAGAAGTTCAGATGTGGGAAGAAGCCCGAACTGAAGACACAGGCCCTCCTGGATTAACGCTCAACATTGAGCCAGGGTAAGGCGCCTCCATCAGTTCCGGGAAGACAGGCTTCACGTCCACCTTCCTTGCATGTCTTTCCAGGTATTTTGTATAACCAATTCTGGTATGAATCTTGGTCATTCGGAACAGTGGTACTCGGCATTGTAATAAACTGGCGCTGGCTCTGCGAGCGTCCAAAGACATCCGTGGGGTCGCTGGTAAACTCAACACGGAAAAAATCATCAAGTGATATCTTAACACCCTCACTACTTATATCTGCAGCAGGAGGGCGAGTCGGATTGTACTTGATTTCATTAATAAGTACATTCATGAAGGGATTCCTATCAGTTGGATACGTAACAGTAGCAGGTATCTCCATATGCGGTGTGCTAGGCATCTGGAACCCCTCGGGTTTCGGATAAGGAGAATCATAGGGTCTCATTGCATCGCCGTAGGCAACAAAGGAGGGGATTAAAAGTAAGGTTACAACTGCAAGAATATAGATAGCAAAGTCGATAAAAAATAAAGAAAGTAGAGTTCCTACCACGTAGCTTACAACAATCACATTTGTCAGTTCCGATACACAACTGTGTCTAGGAGGAAGAAGAGTTACCTTGAGTGTTGCCTGTATATCTTCCCAGATGTAAGGTTCACATAATATCTTTTGCATCCGCACTCTCTACCATATGAACGTAAAAATAAGGGAGCTTATTGAGCTTCCTTATTTTTAATATTACTCAATTAATTACTTCTTATTCTTGCGTTCCTCAAGCTTCTTGCGCAGACGTGCGCGAGCTGTTGCAAGACGACCCTCGCCATCGTGACCCGTCTTTCTCGCAGCCTCAGGCTCCTCAAAAGAAAAGGCCGTGCGGAAGCTGTTTAACATCTGGACGAAGGCGGGGTTTGACTGAAAATCCTTCATCAGCTCCTCCGCCTCGCTCGCAAGCTCAGCAGGTCTGAGCTCACCACTCTGTATTTTTGCCTGCAGCTTCTTCGCCACGCGCGCCATTACCTTCTGCAGATTCTGAGGGTTCTCACCTGTGGCTGAGAGAAGAATCTCAAAGGCGCGTGTGGGGTCCTTCTCACAGGCAGCGATATCATCCGCCGACATGCCGAAATCCTCAGGGTTAAACTCACGAACCATGTCCTCTGCCAGCTTGGCCAGCTTACCCTTGAGAAACTTCTCAGGAAGAGGGGGCAGTGTAGTACCGTCACCTCCGAAGATGGTCTTGAATTTATCAGCCATCTTTGTAAAATCCAGGCGAGACATCTTTCCACGCATCTCGCGAAGAATGGAATCCACCCAGTCCTGTGAAATACCCGCTGCTCCAGTCTCGTCAATGTTCAAGAAAAGACATGACAGGTCGAGCACACGTAAATGCTCAATAATCGCCTTCTTGCTGTTCTCGGAAAGAGCTGACCAGACAGTCTCCTTGATGCTTACATTGGGTAGAACACGACCGGGATTTGTAGTGGTCGTACGCTGAATCTTCTTCAGAACCTCGGCCTTGTAAGCACGAACCCGCTCATCTGCATTGAGCCCCTTGGCAACCTCAATGTCTGCCGAATACTCGGGACAGGCCCCCGCGAGGTCATCACAGAATTCAGAATACTTCGTGTTGAATATCGAATCACTCATCTCTATAGCAAAGCTAGAGCATTTCTTTATCCTGAAAAGCGCATTAATCGACCTTCGCCTTTTCACACAGAACACAAAGCACCTTCAGATATTTCCAAATATTCTCCTTATTTCTATCCGTAAGGGAGGCCCAATGCTTATCAAAAATAAATAGCGCAACCGACATTTCATTAAATTGCTTTGCAATAGTATTCTTTGCATATGCAATCACGACGTCCTCATTCTCACGCTTAATAGGCTCTGACATCGGCGTGTAGACATGTTCATAGAAGAGGTCGAGTATCATTCGAGGATTAATCTTCTTGAGTCCCTGAATCGCTTCCAGTGCCATCTTAATGTCGCGCTCTTCAGGAAATATGTCAGAAAGCTCCTGGAAGAATCGGATAAGCTGTGTATTAAAGGCGCCAAGGAATGACATATCACTAGAGAAGAATATCGAGAATCCTTTAAAACGCTAAGAGCGAGGTGGCCCTTTGGGTATACCATCCTCTCGTGATTTCTGATAGGCCTCCATTTGCTTATCAAACATCTCCTCCTTCTTTGACCGTGAGCGACTTGTCTGAGCCTGCGCCCCTGGAAAATCCTGACCTGTCCTGTCACCGGGACCCGCGCCACCATTCAAAAAGGAAAAGGTTCCAGGAATTGTTAGACCACCTTCACCCGCCGTCGACGTATCTGCGGAATTAAAGCTGTAGCCGAACGATTTATTGAAGCTGGTATTCTCAAAGCTGTTCCATCCATCAGGCTCTCCTCCCGGAGTTCCATCTGGTGACGTGGCACTCTTGTTTGCAGAGGCTGCAGAATCGGACATCTTTTTCTCATATAACCAATTCATGACCTCACCATCTGTCCGCGGCTCAGGTTCACCAGCAATCACGATTGTAGGAACCTTCTTTAACCAATCGGGTAATTTTGTCCGTGTAGGTGAGGGGTCAACACAGATAAAATGAAAATCATGCTTCCACTTGGTCGTTGCGAGTTCCTGGAGAAAGGCCTTTGACCATTTGCATTTGTTACTGTAAAAACAAATGTTCGTTGCCTGCCTCTGGCTCATTAAATCCTCTTGAGAAGCAAAGCGTTACAACTCCTCCGCAAAATTGAGTGCTCTCAGGCAGATGGAAGGGCAAGGTTCTATGTCTACAGTTACCGCCCCTCGTTCAAAGATTCGCATTGTCGGTAAGCTTCCTGAGACTTCACGTGCATCACCCTTCAAGAATATGAAGAAGAATGAGACAGTCTTGGAATTTACTCTCGCCCCTACTCACGTCTCGTATGCAAATACTTTACGGCGTGCTGTTTTGACTATGGTTGAGACCGTAGCCTTCAATGCCGATATTGAGAATTCAACGGGTAAGACGACGGATGTTCGTATTTCGAAGAATAGTACTCCCATGAGCAATGAAATGCTGGCGCATCGTATTGGTCTACTTCCCATTCATATTGAGACACCGCTTCTATGGAAGCCGGAAGAGTACACCTTCTCAATTTCAATGAAGAACGACACAACGGAGTCTATGGATGTAACAGCCAGTAATATTATTATTAAGAAAATGGGCTCTGCTGATGAGGAACCTGTCGTGATTCAATCACGCGAGTTCTTTCGCCCTCATAAGATAACGGGTGATACGCCACTGATTTCTGTTCTCAAGGGCAAGATTGGTAATCAGATTCCTGAGGAGCTTGAGTGCACGATGGTTGCACGTCTTGGAACGGGTCGTCAGAATGCGCGTTATATTCCTGTGAGCCAGTGTTCTTACCGTTATACACCCGACCCTGATGAGACGAAGCGCAAGGCAGTTTTCACAAACTGGCTGACCACAAGTAAGAAGGTGAATGTGGCAGATTTAGATGCGAATCCTACGCGTAAGGGAGAACTAGAGCGTGAGTTTGCCACCATGGAGTCGGCTCGTTGTTATCTCGAAGAGAATGGTGAACCTTACAGCTTTGACTTTACACTCGAGACGGTTGGTGTTCTCTCTCCTGAGATGATTCTTGCACGTGCACTTGATATTCTACAGACTCGCTGCATGCGCTATGCCTCCATAAATGTAGGCGACCTTCCTGACAATCTAAAGATTGTACCCGCCGATGGACCGATGCAGGGTTTTGACTTTCTCTTTACGCAAGAGGACCATACTCTTGGAAATCTTTTCCAGACCTGGATTGAACAGAATCTCATGTCTGGCGAGGCGGCTGAGATTAGTTTTGCTGGATATAAGGTACCGCACCCTCTTCGTGATGAGATGCTTCTGCGCATCGGCGTTGAAAAAGATGGTCAGCAGGTAACGGCACGCGCGGCTGTAAGTAAGGCCGCGAAGGGATGTGCTGATATGTTCGCAGGGTGGCGGGCAGCTCTCCCATCCATGGTCTAAGTTAGTGCTCTGCGACCTTATCTAGAGAACTAGACTGCAGAAGAATGGCCTGCTCCCAGAGAGGAAGTGAATTAATAAGATGAATTGTATCCTGAATCCTGAGCGGCTTCTTCTGCTCCCTGAGGTGGGCCAGATAATGCGCGTGCAGCTTGAATACAACTGTCTTATCAGGCTGCTCAAGGTCAGCCAACTTTTTCTCATGTGACTTGTGCACACTCACGTAAGCCTCGTAAATCTTCCGTGTCTTTGAACGAAGATGGCTCTCAAAATTCCAGAAGATGTCCCGCTCCTCCGAATAATGCTTGAGATACTCCGTCACATCTCCAGAGGCACGAAGACGAAGGAAGCGGTCAATAGGCTTCGCATCATTGCCCCGAAGAGTACGAAGATAGGTATACGTAGTGCTACGAAGCCGCCAACGATTGCCTAGCATATCACGGAAAACATAACCCTGCCACCGCCAGCCGCGGTTAACAGCCTCAGCACGAATCATATCGTAAGCTTCCTTATCATGACTAAAGGATACTGTGCGTGGCTGTACAAGACTATGCATATAAACCAGCCCATCAGGCATAACCGAACCCGTCTCCACAATATATATACTAGGCTTGCTCACCTGTGCAACTATCCGATTCTCAGGATGCTGAAGAACAGTGCTAATAAAGACAGCATGCTGTCTCTGTGTACAGGTTAGATACGCGGTAGCATTGAGAGCCGCCTCCTGAAATAGAGTCTTGAATGACTTCTCACTATAAAAGCTACCTGAGGCATCATATTGAGAGCGCGTGGTAAGATGAACCTTGTCTGAACCTGAAACTGTAAAGGAATTTACCATAACACCGTCATAAAACTCCTCCATCATGAGCTCAGTGTTAGAAGGAGGTGGACCCTCGTTTGCCTTACGAGGGGCAATACAGACGGGTAGATTCTTCACAGTATCCCACACAACCGAGCGAAACCAGGGCGCTCCCTCCATTACATTAAGATTGGTCTCTCCCTTCTTATAACGAATGATAGCAAATGAGGTGCCTTCGCAATCCCGGACATTAAACTTACCCGCAGCGTCTGATAGTAGATAAGTCTTCAGAGCCTCCCAGGTTGAATACTCATCTCGTAGCTTCTTGAAAATCGTAATCGGAATAGACACCATGCTTGAATATGTTCGTTCGTTCTTCCTTATCCGTCAATTTTTCTAGTTTCATATCCCCTCATAAAGTAGGGTATGAGTAAGAATCAAGAAAACGAAATGGATGATGAAGGTTTTCAATTAGGAGACCGTGTATATATTGCCTCATCTGGACCCATTGATGGGCTTCGCGGCAGAATTTATTATTTAGACGAAAATTTACTTCGTATTCTTCCTGATGGCACGTTTCACAGACTCGAATCTATCCCGATTGTCGATGGTGACTTTGAACCCTCTCTGCAGATTACGAATGCCTATGTTATTAAGAAGCGTGTATCTCCAGCCTTTGTTGTTCAGCATGATTTCCAGGTTGGGTATCTAGCAGAGACGATACAGGAGTCAGGTGAAATGGGTCTCACTTACAAGATTAAATCTATAAATGAGGAGACTGACAGTGTTGTCTTAGAAGACCCCGCTGGGCAGGATACCACCGTCACCTTTGGATTTATGGGAATACCGCAGGACCTGGATTTTATTATTATGCGTGTAAGACAGCCTCCAGAGGCTATTCTTGCCAATGATGCAAAGGAAGCAGAAGCAGCAGAAACGCATGCAGACCCTGTAAATGAAGAGGGTCTGGAAATCTTAGACTCACTCAATGTTCCCCAGGTTACTGAAATCCGCGAAATCCAGGCTACTCAACGTTTTTATCCTGATGTTGTCCAGAGAAATGACATGTTACAAGACCTCCTCTCAATTCTCAGTGTAAAACAACAGAAGAATCCACAAAGACAGTCTGAGATTCGCAAGCTGGTCGAATCCATGATAATCTTACGCAATCAGCTGGTCAGCTACTCCAAATCAGGTGACCCGATTGGACGTCTGAGCACCTCGTATACCACCCTGATTGAACTCTTACAAAAGTCAGATGTCCCTCTGTCGCGCCGTGTTCTCAATTCTAAGCGTGTTCTCTATATTGACCATAGCAAGAGCCATTTGGAAGGCAAGGACGTTGACCCCCTTGAAGTTGATAATGAGGTTGTTATTTGCTATTTAGATGAAGTTATCGCCGCCTCGAATGAATATTATAATACACAGATTGGAGGTATTCAAGGACAGGCAATCACATCTGCCCTACCAAACTGGTTTCTTAGCTGGGAAGCCTATTTTTCAAATTATCTTCTGACGTGGACAGGAGGTGGCCAAAACAAGACAACCTTTACGAGAGATACAGAATTCTTTAGAGGTCTTGTGCCTGATTTCGAAAGTGAGGAGCCTGAGCTGGATGGTCTGTTCATGACTGAAAATCAGAAAGTGCCAGTGACTTCGGATTCGATTGAACAGATACATCTGAGTCTTCTGCGCGGTCTAGGCCCTCGCCTGGCGCGTGTCAAGGAAACACGGGTTGTCGAGTCTGCTGAGTCGGGTACAGTAGAAAGTTATGTCCTCTTCCCTATAAGATATGATAGAGACCTTGGCACAATTCGCTCTGGTAAACTTGCACTGGATATGGGTAAGGCCATGATGCCCTCCTTAACGATGCATCGCATACTGAAAGACCAGGCTATCTCGGCTATTCCAAGTGCAGGTGCAATTTTTAATCTAACTGCGACCTCTCTCGCGAATATCACCCTTGAAGATTGGCTTATTGGACAGCCTCTTGAATCAAAGGGTATGGGAGATGTGATGAATAAATTGATTTCATTTGGACTTGCATCCAAGGAGCTGAACCTAGACCAAATGCTGGTTGTTACAGAGAAAATAGACAAGTATAGAGCACTGGTTCGTCAATCAATTCAGTCTATTAATGAAAAGTCTCGCACTGAACTCGACGCTATCTCTTTGCAGAACAATCCCCTTCTCCTACCAGCGGTGGTTCAGGAACGTGTGGCCCAATTTCTGGGAGAGCCTGCCTTTCAGAAGGCTATCGAAACCTTCCAGACACGCTACCCTAGTTATCGTGAAAATGACCTGGCCCTCTTTGCCTTTCTTTTTACGGAAATGTATGAATTTACGTTTGCAGTACTCTCAGGAGCCTCACTTCCTCTGCAAAGAGAAATACGCAGAAAGGCTCGCGGAGATTTCTTGCGTAGACTCTATGAAAGTGCTGCACTTCTGGAAAAGACGTCAAAGAAGGTTCTGGAGATTCTAGAGAAACCGACCATTCCTCGCTCACATGTCAAGGAATTTGTAGATATGGATGTTCATATCGCAAATCCTTGCCCTCACGTAAAATCACTCGATATGGTGCGCAAAATAAAAGATACAACGCTTCGCACACGTGCCCTCATCGAGTATCTTACACGCTTCTCTGGTTCAAAGAAGGATAATTGGATTGAATGCAAGGTGTGCATGAAACATTGCCTCTGTGTACATGAACAATTAATGATTCAGGAATACCTGAAACCTAAGGAAAAAGAAACTCTCCACAAGGAGCTTCTCTTAGCCTTTAGCCGCAGCCAGTTTCATGGACAGTTCTGTTGCTCAAACTGTGGTCAGTCCATAGGTGATATTGATTATGACACAAGCCTAGAGTACGATGATGAGGGTCGACCCATGTCTGGTCGTGCAGTCTTAGTTGATAAGGATGCAATCTATCAGGACCAGCTGGACCAGGCCTTGGGAGCCCCTGTGGGTACACCTGAAGACCTGAAGTTTGCCACCGAGACCCAGACTGAGGTATATAGAACTGCGAAGGCCTTAGCACAGAAAATTGGTATAGATGTAAAGGAGGAGGGGTATCGCAAGATTGCTCTGCGCGTTGAGCTGGATTTTTCCAAGCAACCCTCTCGTGAGCAATACAGTAAATATCAGAAGGAGGCGAAGGCCAAGGGTGAGCGTACTCTTGATTATGATGTCCTACGAAGCCGTATTATGGTCACCTCCACTGCGGCCTATCTTCTTGTTGAACTTCAAACAGGTATTCCAGGATATTCTACCAGGTATCGTCTACCTGGCTGTGCGAAGGTCGGATTTAGTGGATATCCTTCAGGTCCGAAAGAGCAGACCACTGGCATCGAATATCTCTCCTGTGCTCTTGCCAATATCAATGAGAATATCGCTCCCTGGAACCTGACGGGCTTTCTGAAGGAGAAGGGTCTGGTCAAACGCCAGGCAGAGATATTCAAACTCCTTCTTGTTTCCGCAGGAAATGTACTGAAAAACTCGGATGTCCAGCAAGATATGGCGCTGAAGAAGG